TATCCCTTCTGTTTCTTCTTCCGTCTCGGGAAAACAGACCGCAATGCCTTCACTGCAGTATTCATCTGACGCTGCTCTGCTCGGCGCTCCCCTGCAGACAAGACTGGAGGTTTCTTCCCCCGAATAGCAGCAACTTTCTTCATAACTTTCTTAACCGCTGGTTTGACTGCTTTCAAAAGTATGTCAGCCAGCGGTTTTGCTAATAGTGCTGATGCAGTTGCAACTACAGCAATACCACCCACTTGTACAACCTGACCACCACTTGGAAGTCCCGCTACTATCTGTTGAGGTAGTGGGACTTCTTCTGTAAGTTGAATACACTCATTGCCTACAAGTTTATATCCAGTTACTTTTTCTCTGTAACCTTTAATGAAAGTTCCAACAGGTTCTTTTGCTTCCTGTGCAGGAGTTGGACAGTTTACAGTGACTGGTTTTTGTTTTGGTACAGGAGTTGCTGGAGTTTCTGGTATCTTTGGTTCAACCTTTACACCCTCATCTACCTTAGGAGGGCCAGTAAATATCATTTGGTTGGGATTATAGTCAAGAGGATTGAAACTAGGATACCCACCATCACAAAGTGTAATTATTCCCTGCTTATCATCTTCTGGTAATGTCTTTGAACCATTATTTGCTTCATGTGCTTCCACACAACCGGGAATATCAACAATAGGCACACCAATATCCACAACAACTGGTGGTACAACTGGCAATGCCCCTCCAACGTCTCGAAACACATTCACAACAGGAGGAATATCAAGTTGTCTTATCTGAACTCCCTGCATTTTGATATCATTTATTTCCATATCATTCTACAAGAGTTCCATATGCTCTACGAATTTCACGGAGTTCTTCAAAGTTCTTTTGTTTTGTGCCACCATCATATGCCCAAGCATACCCTTCGGTAATCATTTGCTCATTAAGGGACACATTTGAGTCCCCGACGTAAAGCCAACCGAGTAAGCGACCATACTTACCGACACCACCAACAAGTTCAGTCCTAATAGACAACTCATCGTCACCAGCGATAGTTGATTCCAATTTTTCTTTGAGCCAATTTGTTGCATCGATTCCAAGTGCCTTCTCCTCCAAGTCACGGGTTCTCTTTTCTGGTGTATCAATACCAGCTACGCGTACGCGTTCTTTTTTATATAGATCAAATCCTAGATCGATTGTAACATCTATAGTGTCACCATCAACTACTCGATTGATCTCCGTGATTCGGAAGTTGTAACAACTCTTCCGACTTGGTGGGGTCATTGCTGCCATCACTCATCTCCATGTAAGCCATACGAAGTATATCTTCCTTAATACAATATTCTGCTGCGTGAGGATTATTAAATCCTTCTAAGTCTTCTCTTGCTTGTTTGATAGCGGTGAATGCGTCATCTGCATATTCACAGATTTCATAATGCTGATTATGGTTATCGTGATAACCTACAGTATAATGGGACATGATAGTTTCAACTCCATTTACTCTATTATTTATTTTGGCATGTGGTCTTTCATACCGCCATGGTTACCATCTCCTGGCAATTTGCCGAAAGCAACATATTCGATTGCTTGCATAGAACCTTCAAGTCTAGTCAGATCTCTTTCTAACTTTACATATTCATCATATGCAGATTGAAGTTCTTGTTTTCTCTGAGATAACTGCATAGTACGTTTGGTAAAACGTTGAATCAGTTGTTCAGAAGATTCGGTAGGTTTCATTCCTTTCATGGATCTAAATCTTTTAATTTTTTCTCAACCCAGTGATCTGAGTTATCAATACCTGCTGCCTTTACATATCTCATGATATGATCATCAATCTGATGATAGATTGGATGTAAGTCCAAATCCATATTAATATCATGTGCTATCTGTGCTACTTGTGCTTCAGATAAACAATGGTCTGGATGCAGCAAGTCACAGGTTGGAATCCTGTGTTCAATTAATTCATTGAGATTAAGTCTAATCTCATAGTCACGATAGACTGGCATTTTCAAACTCCTCAATAAGTTTCTCGTATTCTTTGAACATTCTATCACCTGCGATAAAGCATCGCTGACGTTTCCAAAGAGCATCCAATACTAATTTATACTCGTTTTTGGTTAGTGTTCTCATTTAATCATCTCCATTGCTTTTGATAGTTCTTG